GGTTCTGGTCCAATGGATTCAGGGTTCATCTACTGCCCCTACATCCCACTCCAGCAACTCCCAACGATCACCGATCCTGAAAGCTTCCAGCCAAGAAAGGGTCTGCTTACCCGTTATGGCAAGGTCGCAATTCAGCCTGCATCACGATTCTTCAGAATCATCCGTGTTGTCGGTGCCTCTGTTGATTACCTAGTCAGACCATTCGGTAGAAATACCAAGATGCTTGGTCTCCCACAGTCCGGTAGCCTAGCTTACTGATAAGTAGGCAACTATGAATCAGGGTCGGGGGTGTAAAATCCTCCGACCTTTTTTCGTTTATAAACACTAGATACTAATAGTATGAGTAAATATAAAAATATCTCTAACCACAGGATAGTGGTAACTGACTTCTCTAAAGTTATAACAGTAAAGCCTAATGAAATAGTAGACTTATCTGTAAACCCATATCCAAACTTTTTAGTAGAAGTTTTTGATAAGGAAGAGAAAGATATAGAAAAAAATGAGGAAGTAGATTTTACTTCTGATTTACCAGAAGACTTAATTGTCTTACTATCGGATTCTATTGTAGAAGACTTAAAGAAAGAACAGGCCCCAAAGCCACAAAAAAGAAAACGAAGGAATAATAATTAATTATGGCTGTATCAGGAATAAAAGCTAACATTGTCTGGGGTAGTTCTTATGCTGAATACGATGGGCTTAGAATAACAGATTATAAGCCTCTTGATGATATAGCAAAAGAGCTTTACGGATCTACAGCATCCTTTCAAACTAGCATTGAGGAGCTAAATCCTTTCTATAGAGAAATCTTAGATTTTATTCTTGCCAGGTTAGGTTATCCTGTCGTTAAAGTAGAGCTTACTCCTTTCCAAATTAAGACTGCTATTGACGAAGCCGTTCAGAGAATGAGTTATCATGCTCCAATGTGGTCAAAGCAATACGCTGTATTTCAAACTGTAGCAGGACAAAACCTCTACGAGCTTCCTCAATTTATCGCTGATAACTTAACTTATGTTGTCTACAAAAAAACCTTGCTGTCTATCCAAGCTCAAGCTGGGACTCTTGAGTTCGATTATTTTATTAAGTATTTTCAGGATGCTCATCTCTTTTCAGATTTTTCTGTAGGTGAGTTTTATATCCTTCAAATGCACTTAGAGATGGTTCGTAAGATTCTTTCTCAAGAAGGTGCATGGGATGTATTAAATAATAGAATCTTACAACTAACTCCCACTCCTGTCGTCGATGATTACTGCATCCTTGAGTATAGAGCTTTAGATGCAAACACAATTCACCCTGCATACAAATCTTGGATAAAACGTTTTGCTTTAGCTTGTGCTAAAGAAATACTAGGTCAGATTAGAAGTAAGTTTAAATCTCTGCCTGGTCCGGGCGGTGGCGCTCAACTAAATGGAGATGCCCTTATAGAACAAGCTACTAAAGAAAAAGAGATGTTATTAGAAGAGTTATTAAAAGAACTCGAAGAGCCTCCAATGATTACGACTTTCTAAGATGAAAAACAATCTTAATATAGTAAGTTTATCTAAACAAGAACTGCTAAACGAGTTAGATAATAACTCTAATCACAATTTTCTTTTTTATGATCATTTATATAAAGAACTAATTAATAGAAGTAGAAATGAAAAACAAATTTCAGGAACCTATAAGGATATTTTAAAATTTTTAATTACTACATTTAGTAAATTAGTTTATAGAGACGATCAAGAAGATATAAAAGAGATACCGTGCTGGCACGGAAATCCCGAGAGGGTAGTTGCTAGATTAAAGCAAGACTCATTAATAATTTTACCAGTAGCGTCGATCATTAGAATTTCTGATTCTGATTCTAATCAAAGAAGAAGACATGATAGATTAATTGAATTTGATAATTACTTTGATAAAACTAAAAACAGATCTATTCGAGTAGCTAGTTTAGCACCAACTCCAACCAACATATCCTATAAATTAAGTCTTTGGACAAAATATCATGAAGACATGGATCAACTCGCTGAACAAGTAAAAAGAATCTTTAACCCTCATTTAACACTAAAAACAAAAGAAGACCGTCACAGTCCTGTCTTCCTTGTTCAAGAAAGTTCAAATATAGATGTCACCATATCTGATGGAAAAGATAGACTAATTAGAAGATCTTTCATGCTTTCAGTTGAGACCTACATCCCAAATCCAAAGTTTATGATTACAAACTCAGGAGAGATTAAAGAATTTAATTTAGATGTTTTACTCTAAGGAAAATTATTTTATTTGGTTATTTTTTTGTCAATGTATTCTAAATATATTTTAGAGGAGTCACAATGGTTAGATTGATAAATTTATCCCTACAAGGGTTTAATATATTTTTAAAAACTCCAACTGGACCAAGTTCTTTTTGGTTAACTCCAAAAGAGACAGTTATGATACAAGAAAGTAATGTATCAGATCAAATTAAAAGAATGGTCAAAAGACGACTATTAAAACTAGAGAGAGTGTAATATGGTTTCAATCTTAAGCCCAGGCGTATATTTGGTTGAAAAGGATGTTTCAAACTATCCTCCATCAATCGGAACCACCACTGTTGGTATTGTTGGCTTCGCAACAAAAGGTCCCACTAATAAAGCTACCTTAGTTACCAGCCAAGACAACTTAGTTGATCAATTCGGATATCCTCAATCCACGATGGAAGGCCAAGGATTGGTTGGAGCTTTAGAACTGTTAGAGATTACTAACAGCCTCTATTATGTCCGAGTTGCAGCCGATGACGCAAAGAATGCTTCAGCAACTGTAAATATTGGATCATGCCCAGCTTTCGCTGTTTCTTCAGCAGGCATTGGCGTAGCAAGTGGTGCAGTTTTCAAAGTTCAAGTAACAGACCACACAGGTAAAGCAGGATTCTCAGAAATTAAAACCTACACCGTTCCTGCTGGAACTGCCGCTACGCAGCAGGAAGCTCTGGCTAGAGTATTTGGAACTGACATTGATACACTTAAAGTTACCGCGCAGTTCCCTTACACATTAACAGAAGCAGGAGATATTAATCCAGCTAACTCTACGTCAACAAGAACTCTTAACGGTGAATCGGTAACAGTTACCGCAGCAGGATTTATTGTAGGGACTTATGCAGGATCTGGGGCCTCGATATCAGTTAGTGCTTTCGCTAATGGCTTTGGCAGTCTTGCTAATGATGCTCCTCTTAGTGGTATAGTGATGCCTCTAAGTGCTGTTAATGGTGATGCTTTCAACTTTGCTTATGCTACTGATACGAACATGGGCGGAGCTGAATTCAGCGCATATACTGGAGGCGTCATTAGTGGTATTACCTATAGCAACCTTGCTTACCAAGTTGAAAGCCTTTGGCCGGGCACTGGGTATAACCTAGGCGTTAATGAGGATAAGACGATCAGAGGAACTAGTGTAGAAGTAGATGCTTTTGGCGGTCCACAAGTAAAACTTATTGTAAATGACTCAGGCGGTGCCGCAGAAACTTACAGAGTAAGTTTCAAAGATGGTGACTATTACATTACTGATGTAATTAATATGACAGATCAAAATGCTGTTTCTGATTACATTAAGGCATACATCACCTCGGGTGGCGCAATTGTCTCTTCTCCTGGTAAGCTAACTTACCACACGGATAACGTTGGTTTAATAGTCACTGGGACTTTCGGTATTGGAGCGGGTCAGAATACTGATGCAGCTCTTAGTGGTCTGTTTGTTAAGCTTGTCGAAGGCACCAAGGCTCTTGTAAGCGGAACCGATGGAGATAACAAGGAAGGCGCTGCACTAGACGCAGTGTTCATCGGAGACTCCGCAGCAAAGACGGGTATCTATGCTTTAGATGACGACCTCCTCAATCTGACTATAGCACTGGTCCCAGGCTACCACAGTCAGGATGTTCAGAATGCTCTGATAACTCTAGCAGAAACTACCACAAACTTCATGGCAGTTCTTTCTCCGCCAATAGGTTTAGATTCTGTTCAACAAGCAATTGACTGGTCAAACGGTTTCTCTGATGAGAGAACCTCTCCAATCAATACTTCATACGCAGCACTCTACTGGCCTCACGTTCAGGTCTTCGTTCCTTCCTTTGGGAAGGAGGATTGGTTGGACGCAGCAATCTATGGAGCACGTCAGATTCTTTACACGGCCACGACCAGTGAACTTTGGTATGCTCCAGCAGGTTTTGTGAGAGGTCGTCTTACCAAGCCAAATGATGTTGAAGTAAGATTAGGTCAAGGCGAACGTGATGCAATGTATAGTGGTGGTAATGCGATTAACCCAATCGTAAACTTCCCACGTCAAGGTATTACAATCTTCGGACAAAGAACTGCTCAAAGAAACCCAACGGCTCTTGATAGAATCAATGTTAGACTTCTAGCAATCTTTATCAAGAAACAACTTCTAGCATCAGTTCAAAACTTCTTGTTCGAACCAAATGATCCTATTTTATGGGATGAAATTTCTACTGTTGTAAATAGCATCTTGTCACCAATTAAGGCTGCAAGAGGGTTAAACGCTTACAATGTTAAGTGTGACGAAACGACTAACACACCTGCTCGTCGAGAGAGAGGAGAACTTTGGTGTAAAGTTATCATTCAACCTACGAAAGCTGCTGAAGCAATCGTGTTTGAATTAAACGTGGCATCACAATCAGCCACAATCAACTGATAGAGGAAAATTATCATGGCAGTAAATAGTTTATTTAATTCAGACTTCAGAATAAACGGAGTTGACCCAGATATCAATAAAGCAAACAGAGATATCCCTTTTCTTTCAACTTCTTTAGATTCTATCAGAGTTTATAACTTTGAGATCAGAATTTCAAACCCCAGTGTTAGACCGAAGGGCTTAGTCCTAGCAGCCAAGAAAGTTTCTTCTTCAGGACACAAGGTAGAAAATATCGCCGTCAGAAGACTTAACGATACTTTCTACTACCCAGGCGGGGCAGACAGCGATGAGCTAACTATCACCTTTGATCACTTAGCTAATTCATTTGCAATAAATGATCTGTATAGTTGGTTTAAAGCCTGCACTTACAACCCTGAAAATGGTATCGTAGCAGCGTCTACCAACACTAAAGCATCTATTTTAGATGTATTATACTTAGGTAATGACAGAAGCGTTCTAAAGGCAGTAAGTTATCACGGAGCATACCCAATGTCATTCAAGCCCGCAGAATCAAACTATAATACTAATAACGAGTTCCATACTTTTGAAGTTGGTTTTAGATATGACTTCATGACCTACTATGGAACAGGCGGTGGAAGACGAAGCATCTCCGGAGTAAGGGGTGGCGCATCCTTACCAGACGGTGATATTGCCCCTCCTCCTGGGACGTGATCTAAAATAACTTAAACACTTTCTTAAAACCCGCCTATAAATACTATAGGCGGGTTTTTTCGTATCATGAACTACTTCTTCGAACTTCTGGATTCCTATAAGCATCGCGGTTGCTGCGTTACTCGTATTGACGAAGCAGCTAAAAAAGATCCTAACTTCACCAAGAGAATCACACAAGTTAGCCAATATCTTGCTTCGGTATCCATAAATGCCCCAGACATGAAAATTGGTGGCACTCAACCTAAACCGGTTAGAACTCCTGGGGGTCAGTATAATACTACAACCAGTAAGCAAGACACAGTATATGTTACAGATATATTAAATACACGAGAAAGCATTCGACATGATATTTCTGGTAGAATATTTAAGCCTACAGATCGAAAAAAACTAAAAGCTATAGCGACTATGATTCTAGGTCCAGATGGAACAGAAACACAACAAAAACAAAAACAAAAAAAAGCAAAAACTCCAAAACAGACTTTACCAAACTTTGATCCAGAAAAAGCAAGAGAAGAAGCTGCAAAAAATAAACAAAATACTACAATAGAAAAAGGGATCAGAGATATTGTTTCTCAATACGATGAGAATGCTATCTGTAGAGCACAACTTCACATCGAAAACTTAGCAACAATTCTTCGTCCTGATAGAGACAAGAAAGCTAGCATTGATTATAAAGCTTTACAAAAACTAACAGGAACTCCAGTATCTCAAAGCGCAAGAACTTTTTTAGTTAAAACGTTTAATGATTATTATTCAAAAATTCAAAAAAGTAATGATGAAGCTTGTAACTTTAAAAAAGCTTTAGAAAAAGTAGCCAGATTAGAACCTACATTAACTGATTTTATTAATGATAAGTTTATCTCAGGAACAGTAGAACAAGCTGTAATCAATATGGTTTCTAGAAACAAAAATTCAATCGTAAATTCTATTGAATATGCTCATGACCCTAAAGTCTCAGAAACTCTAGAAATGTTATTGAATGGCGAGTGCAGTCCAGAAGACCCATGTGCAGCCTCTACAGATGTTCCTGAAGCGCAGAAGAAAGCAATTAGAGAAACTGTATTAGTTTTACTTGAGTTGGCTGCTAAAGATAAATTAAATGAAGAGGAGAAAGAACTTCTAAAGAGCTTAATAATGGTTACTGATGATAGACGCATTGCCGTAGCAGGCGTAAACATGACAGATAGCGTTATCATTCCAGATAGAGGAAGGGCTTTCTTAGATATGGTTAAATTTATTGAATCTAAGCATGGAATAGAATTTACAACTTTAAATTTATTAGAGGAACTTGCTGAAGGCGGTTCTGACAATTCTGCTATCGGAACTCTCTTCGAGCATTGGTTTAGCTTTATTGGATTAAGCTTAGATCCTAAGCTAACTGATGAGCAAAAGAAAATTATTTTAAACTCATATTATCGTAAAATAGGTAATATGTGTAAAACACTGCAAAGTATTCAAAAAAGAATCAAAGCTATGGGCAAAGACCCAGGAGCTATTCCTATTCATGAGCACGAAAAGATCGCAGAAATTGAGTTTGATATGACTGAGTGCTCCGATCTAAAACAAATTAATAGACTACTAACTTCAAGAGTAACGGCATCATACTTTAGAAGCAACCCAGATTTTGTTGTTCAAACTGGGAAGGCTGTAGGTAAAGGTGCTAGATCTGACATAATGTTAGGTTTTCATACAAAAGAGGCAGCTTTAGCTTCGGCTAAACAATCAGGATTATCTAGCAGAGCCGTTAAAAAACAAAAATTAGGAGACCTACTAGCCCTTAACCCAGAGTTTGAAACTATCTTAAAGGCTTCTGGCGTTATGGAAGAAGGGGGTGCCTATGATCCAAACCAAGAAATTTATACGGTCCCTTCTGGCCTAAAAACCAGTTCTGGTAAGACTTCATCAGTAGCTACTGGAAGTTCTTTCTTTAAGAGTATTGCTGAAGACTTAGAAGACCCTTCAAGTCCATGGGTTCAAAATGTGTCTAAATCTTTAGGTATTGGGGATCAAGCAGTAGCTAGAGCTAGGTCTATCGTAAGCAAAATGGATAAAATTGATACTGTTGTATCAAAGAAAATAGACGCAGTAATAGATGGAGTCAGAGAATCTCCTGCAAAACTAACAGCTACAATCCTAATGGATGAGATCTTAGATCAAAGTGTTGAAGGACTAAAGAATCAAAGCGATGAGGTCTTTAGATCCTGTCAAGCTTACATAAAACTATTAAATACGTCTAACCCAGACCCAGCAGATTTAGAACACGCTAGAACTCTTCTTAGTGGAGCCCTAAAGAAAAGAATCTTAGAACAGGAACTTTTTAAATATGCTTCTAGCCCAAAAAGAGTAGACAGAGAAGGGGCTGGCCTAATCCTAGGCATGGTAGGAGGGGTTAACAGAGATCAATCTTTAGAGTATGCCGATCTAGGTTCTGATGATCATTATGTTGTAGATCATAACTCTCTTGCTGTAGAACCAATTAAGAATATGCTTGAAGACCCTTCCACTGCAACATTCTCTAGAGCAGCAAGATCATTTGGCATCAAAATCCAATGCCCAGACGGATCTAACATTAGTATTAGATTTACTAATACTAGTGGAGGATCTATTAATGGAAAATCTTCTGTAAGTAAATCAATGTTTACAACAGGTTGTGGTGGGAAAAAAGCAACGAAGTTAGTATCAGAAGATTTAAATGCAATTTTTGCACTGCTTAAACATCAATTAAAATTTATTAATGAGTTAATAAATTCTAACTAAACCAGTAGGCATCTGTTGTATTTTGTAGTAGATCATCAAGCTTGTGTATTAATATATTTTTATATCTTATAGCTTGAAGTTCTACTTCTGTAATCTTGAATACATCTTCAGTAATAGCAAGTATAGATTTGTTATCCTGCTGCCAAACTATTAAAGGCAGCTTCCCGGATTTTTTCGAGTCTCTTTCTGCCTGCCTCCAAAATTTCCACACTTCCGAGGAATCCTTGAAGAGATCGTCTATAAAGACCTTGTTGTAGCCCTTCTTGCACTCTATGCAGAAGGCAAAGTTCTGTGGAGTGATCAAGTCACCGTAGATCATCAAATGTTCAGGAAGCTTATGGGATGTCGCGAATGC